GTCAGCACGTGAGTGCTGACTCTCCCCCCAGGCGACCTCCGCATAAGGCGGAGTGGCTGTGATAGCCCCTCGCAGTTGTTGTTACCTACGAGGATAAATCATGACTACTACGACTACCTATGGTAGCTATGTGGACATCTGGTACCATAGCTGGGCAGTGCCCTGCTTTAGTAACTGGGTGTCACACGGCGTTACCCGCTGGGTAAAAACTGTTGCGGATAACCCTAAACAAAGTCGACCGTATCCGGCTGAACCGGCGTGGCTTCATCCGACTTCTCAGGCCAAGCAGTACACAGTGTATAGGAGATCGGGTCGGTGGAAATATTCACCTGGTCCTAACCCCTATCAGTGGTACAACTGTCCTGGAATCGGTAACGTGCCAAAGTTAACTGACACTTGGTACGACGTGACACCTGCAAATTATCAGGTGGCGCCACCCAACACGAACTATGCCCTGAAGATGAGACTGAAGATCAAAGATCAAGCAGTTAATCTAGGGACAAACCTCGTGGAATTCCGACAAACTGCAAAAATGTTTCAACAGTTTGCCAGAGCAGCACACAACGGTTATAAGTTGTTCAGAGGTAAGTTGCCACGGAAGTGGCGACAAAAGATTGATCCTTGCTCTATAGCTGCAGCTGAGCTGCAATATAGTTACGGGATCGCTCCCCTCGCGAACGACCTATTCGACTCTGTGATGACCCTTGTGGATAAAGTTTCTAATCCAATTTATCGTAGGTTCGTTGTATACGATAAGGCAAAGTTGCCTGTCAACGTCAACTACTACGAAGGGTCGTGGGAAGTCTCGGAACGGATGGTTGCCTACGTGGAGCTCGAAACAGAGAGATCTGACTTCACAGTCGGAAATCCTGCAGAGCTTGCGTGGGAAGTCATACCATTTAGCTTTGTTGTCGATTGGGCTATCCCGATTGGCGACTATCTGAGTGCGCTTGATGCGCTCAAAGATGTAAAAAGCGTAGTGGCTACCGTAACGAGAAAAGAACGGTATTATGCTAGATGGAGGCCGGCGCCGTATGCTACGGATCCGGCTTATACGGAGGAACGCAAAGCGTACACCACGTATAAGTCTCATAAAAGAGATGTCCTCTACACGATACCAGTCCCGGAGCTTCCGAAGTGGGACCCGAGCACCAGCTTCACAGCTGTACGCCACGGACTCTCGCTTTTGACTGCTCTTAACCGCCGTTGCCAGTATGAAAATAGAACGTTCATACTACCAAAGTGACGGTTCAACCTAGTCCCTTGTGGACTGCCATGTGGGGTTTCCCACACATTTGTTAGCTAACTTGCCCTTCAGGAGGTTCGTATGAGCAGAATAGATATCCATGTGTCAAAACGCCGTTCATTCTTTGTATCGAACGGTTCCTTGGCCGAGACTGAGCAAGCGACTGAAGTTGTCGTCTCAGTTGGCTACACGCGTGGCGCTGAGGAATTTGAGAGGAAATACTCAAATGACTCGTTACCGAGCGTGGAGTCGGCTATCTTATGGCTCGACAAGCTCTACGAAGGGGATATGCTTAACATTGACGCAGACGACTTTGATACTATCGTCGAGGTCGTTAAGCTGTCCTTTAGCAAGTTAACCTAACATGGCTGGTGAAGGAGATAAGACGATGATTTGCGACCAATGTGAAAGAGCAAGGTATGTAAAGCGCATTCTGCAATTAGAAAGAGAATGTGCTAGGATGTGGCCCACATCGTGGACCATGTCTTCCGAGGCTGACTTATTTAATATGTCCGTATCTCGCTTACATTCCAAGCTCTCAAACTTGACCGCTTTTCTGAGGCTGTCTTCAACACCTTAAACAACAGGAGCATATAACATGCCTTCAGCAACAACCATCGCACTGTACGACGGGCAAGGTACTCCCGTCTCCCATGACTTCGACCCCGTTTACAAGAACGGGGGCCGTGTGACTTACGTAAATCGTGAGTCTGACACGGCGGCTGGCCAGATGCAGCTTATTGTTGCTTTTGACCCGCCTAAAAGTGGGAGAAAGACCACTCGTATCAACATAAGGTTCAACCAACCGGTTGAGCAGACTGTTGACGGGGTGGTACGGGTTGCTTACGTCGGACGCTTCTCTGCTGACTTAGTGCTTCCCGAGGAAATGACCCAGGCGCAGCGGGACGACTTTGCGGCGTTCGTGAAGAATGCCCTAGCCGACACCGTTGTTAATGGGACCATCGCCGATCTGGATCCTCCGTACTAATGGAGATCCTGGAGGCACTAACCATGTTGGTGGACGCGGTCTTCGGATACGCGGTCCTTGTGATACACGACTGGCTCTATGCAGTTTGGCCGTTATACTAATGGCCATTCTTTACTGCATTTCGCCACAACTGTGGATCTTGGACCTGTGTCTTACGACTGACGGCACCATATATGGTTGGTTAGTAACACTAGGGATTACTCCCTAGTTAACCAAGCAACTGCGGAGATATACAGCCATGTCTAATAGCTTTACTATAGACAATACCTCGAGCCTTCAGCTTGAGTTAACTTTCGCTCAAGCTCTCTGTGTTGAGGTTGACACTCCTCGGGCTTTAGCAGTCTTTCTCCTAATCAAATACGGAGAATGGCAGCAGTTGGTAGACTTACAGATAGACCCCGGTTTATATCAGGACGCCAGCAATTTCGCTGACGACTACCTGGTAACTGAGGTCTTAAAGAAGTCACCCAACTTGCCCTTAGATGTTGACCGTACGCAGAAGGCTCTCGACTCGTTTTATGAGTCAGAGGTTCGTTGTGGTAGCACTAACGATAGGCTCATGGGAATACCAGATAAGGATTTTCCGTCCTCAGTCTGGAAAGCTCAGAGGCTTATACGCCACGTGCTAGGGCCCTTGACTAAGGCTGACCTGGATTACGTTCAGGACAGCTGCGGTTTCGGACCTGGTGCCACAACGGGTGTGCGAGGTAGCGGTAGCGTGCTATCCGATAAATACGATGAAGAAATTCATCTAACCTACGGACTGATGACCTTCTACCGGGCATTGCTCGGCGACAGATGGTGGGGTGTTAGGAAGAACCCCGTCGTTGTCGAAGGTAATCGGTTCACTACCGTTCCAAAGAACGCTAAAACTGACCGAGGGATTTGTGTAGAACCTACTCTGAATATTTTTCTTCAGAAAGGAACTGCTCAACTCCTTAGGCGCAGGCTGAAGCGTTTGGGTATCGACCTCGCCACGCAAGCAGATAGGAACCGGACTCTTTCCAAAGAGGCCTACTCCAAAAAGCTAGCTACTATAGATCTTTCAGCGGCTAGTGATTCTGTTGCGTGGTCCACGGTACTTCGGTTGCTCCCCACCAAATGGTTCGAGCTCCTCGATCTCTCGAGGTGCCCGTTCACGGAGGTGGAGGGTAAGATCATGGAGAATAATAAATTCAGCTCCATGGGCAATGGGTACACTTTTGAGCTTGAGACGCTGATTTTTGCGGCTCTTGCTTTTAGTGTCACCCCCAAGGACCAGTGGGATTGTGTTTCCGTCTTCGGCGATG